TAACTATAGATTTATGCTTGCTCTATTAGATAAAGACCTTGCTGGTATAGATCCACACGATCCTAATCTACCAGAGATTTATAAGTATAAAGTCTTAGCTGAAGTAAGAAATAATATATGGTATTTCTTAAGAGAAGTAGTAAGAATACCAGCATCTGGTGAACCTAGTAAGTTTATACTTAATCGAGGGAATATGGCATTTATTTATATGGCTTCCATGAATATAAATACCATCAATATACAACCTCGTCAGACAGGTAAGACTATAGGTGCTGCTTGCTTCTATTGTCATATATACAACTTTAGAACTCAGAATACTCAGATATCATTATTAAATAAAGAGTTTAAAGATTCTAAAGAAAATCTTGGTCGTATAAGAGCTATACGTGATTTATTACCATCTTATTTAAGATTCGATGCTCTATTCTCTGAGGTAAATGGTAAACGTACTAAAGTAAAGACAACCCAAGAGTTTATGGAGAATGCTATAAACCATAATAAATTAAGAACCTATGCTAAAGCAAGAAATGAGCTAGCAGCGGCTAATCTATTACGTGGTCAGACTTTCCCATTACTCTGGGTTGATGAATTTGCATTCGTTCCATGGATTAAAACTATTTATGGTAATATGATACCAGCAATGTCGAAGGCTACAGAAATTGCTAGAGCTAATGGTGTACCTTATGGAATTAACTATACTACTACTCCTGGGTTCTTAACTACAGAAGAAGGTAAGTATGCTTACAAAATGATTCATATGGCTACACAGTTTAATGAAGCTTGGTATGACTTAAGCTATTTCCAAATAATGGATATCATAACTGCAAATCGTATGTCGAACTTTGTATTTATACAGTTTAATTATCAACAGTTAGGATATTCGGAAGAATGGTTCTATGAAAGATGTAAAGAAGCTGGATGGGATTGGCCGCTTATTAGACGTGAGTATATGCTCGAATGGTCTGATGAAGCAGAAAACTGCCCATTCACCAAAGAAGAGTTGGATATCGTAGCCAAATTCTGTAAGAAACCTAAGAAGACTGTACTTATATTTGGTAAGTATGAACTTAAAGTATTTGAAGAGATTCCTCTTAAGACTAACTTAGTTCCTAAGTATCCACCAATTATTGGTGTTGACCCATCTGGTGGTGTATCACAAGACTGGAGTTGTTTAACTTTTGTAGACTCTAGAACTACTAGAGTATTTGCAGAAATGAGATGTAATACTATAAGCCTTATAGACTTAGCTAGAGTTATAGAGTATATAGTGTTAAATATGATGCCCAATGCAGTTATCAATATAGAAAGAAATGGAGTAGCGGAAGCGATCTCAGCATAAAAAGTAATTTTTATGTTTCGACAGTGTTTAATGCTTTGAAGAAGGTTAGAGCCTATTAGCCACAACGCAATCTGTGAAGATAATCGTGATGGATTGAAAAGTAATAGGATTCCTTTGTTTAGCAGCTAAACTAACTTTTTATATATAAAATAACCTTAGAATAAATGAGGTGATTTTATATGTTTAAAGAAATACCTGGATTTTCCAATTATATAATAAATGAGAATGGCGATATATATTCACATATTTCTAACAAATTTTTATCACAGACTATTTTTGCTAATGGATATAAAGTTGTAACTATAATATCTGATGACGGTATTAAAAAGAAATGTTCCGTTCATAGATTAGTTGCAATAACATTTTTACCAAATGAAAATAATTTCCCTGTAGTTCTACATAAAGACAATAATAAATTAAATTGTCATATATCTAATTTAAAATGGGGAACCTATTCAGAAAATAATAGTCAAGCTATACGAGATGGGTTAAATAAAATACCTAGACCGGATAATAGAAAAGTGTATAGTTTGATTAATGAAAATAGCCCTGTTTATGTAGATTGCTTAGGAATAAAAAATATTATTTCTAAAATAGGGTTTGGTAATGATAGTCGTATAAGAAATTATATTTTTAGAAATAGTGAAATACCATATGGAGATTTTAGTGGTTGGAAAATAAAATTAAAAAGTTAGTAAGTTCAACGATCATCTCCTGACGGGAGAGTAGACCCACAAGCTTATGGTGGAAGAAAAATCCTGGTCCTAATATATAATTATTAGGAATGACAAATGATCTGGTCACGTTCTGTAATGGAAGTGCTTGGAATATATACCAAGAGTATAGAGTTGCGCCTATATGAAACACAACGGTTATGGTCTTTCTATTATTGGTAGACTCAAAGAATCCAAAGTAAAACGTAATCTCTATTATGAGATTAAAGATAAGATAGTAGAAGAAGTAATGCAGAATGGTAAACCTGTAAGAGTTACTAGGAAGACTAAATGCTTTGGTTTACATTCAAATCATGAAATAAGAAATCTTCTTATAGAGATTCTTAGAGAGAGAATGAATTTCCATAAAGATAAATTCATATCTCCTACTTTATATGAAGAAATGAGAGGATTGGAAGTAAAACGTAATGGTAAGGTAGAACATTCTGATCTTACCCACGATGACCAGATATTCTCTTACTTAATGGCTCTTTATGTATGGTATGAAGGAAAGAATCTTAGAGAAGATTTCGGTATAGAAAAGGCTGGTATTAAGACTGAAGAGTCTATAGATGAAGAGATAGAATTAGTATCTGGTCCAGGTTCTGGATTTGATATGACTAAATCTATGGCTGCTGCTAATAGACCTGCTGATGCAGCTGATTCTATTTTAACTAACCAGTTAAATGGTCTTGCTAAAGCTAAAGGTCTATTATTCTCTGAATTCGTAGAGCAACAGAGAAAAGCTGATGAAGATCATCTCAAACAATTACTTATGAATCCTAAAGATAAAGAAGCTTATGCTAGATTCTATGGTGTATCTCCAGAAGATGTAGATGTAGATTCTTCAACAGATTCTTTATCTGAGGCTATGAGTACTCTTCCAGAATCTGTATTCTTAGACTTTAATACACCAGAAGAAGAAATGTCTCGCAGTTCCATATATCGTACACTTAATTCAAATATCGGTGCTCAAAGAAATATGGAACAAGAAATGTATGAAGATTCTATTCATTAAATCATATAATGACTGAGGCTAATTACAGCCTCAGTCTTACTTTTGATTTAATCCGAAACAATTTTATAACTATTAGAAAGGAAGGGTAATTATATGAATAGTTTTTTAATGAATAGTAAAGAATATGAAATCCAAGCTAATAACCAATTATCTTCAATTCTTTCTCAATTCGATGAGCAATATATTATGGATATAATGGACGATACAATGCAAATGAGATTGAACTCATTTGAATTAATGAGAGCACCTATGATTGTTGAGGGATTTGAAGAAAATTTCCGTAGTTATATGGAAGTATATCCTGCTCAGCAAGAGCTTATTAAACAGCGCAGAGCTAGTATTTATAGAGAAATCATAGATCACATCTGTAAAAGATTTGATTTATCTTTTACAGAATCTGATGATCTTGATCTCTATACTATGGCTTATTATCTTTATGATTTCTTTATCTCTGGATTCAATCAATATCTCGTAAATTTCTATACTACTTATATTAACATGGAGAAAGACAATATCTATTCTTCTATGGGATTGGAGTCCCTTAGTAAGAATAAAGATATGTCTACCAATTATGGTAAAATGTCTTTTAGTATGGATAAGAATATTGCAGTTATAGTAGCAAATCTTCCATCTGTATTAAGTAATCTTAGATCTATCCATATACCAGATGATTATATTTTGGATACAATCTATAGAAGTCCAGATGTAACTGCATTATTCTTAAATCATATAATGTTTAAGAATACTCTATTCAATATTTTCAATACTATCTTATTTAATCCTCATCTCTATCCAATTATTATTACCCATATAAGGCTAGCATTCCAAATGGAATACTCTAGTGCTATGAATACTGAGGCTGTAGATAAGGAATAATATATTATTTTATAAGGGAGAGAATGTAAAAATGACTCAAAAGAAGAAAGACCTTTTAGAATTAGAAGAAGATGAAATGATGAATTATGGTGTAAAAAATATGTTTGTACCTATATTCGGTAAAGAAGTTGCTAATAAATTCGTTGATATCTATAATGCTAAATTAGAAGATAGAAATGAATTAATGAGTAAAACTTATAATTATTTGAAAGATAAATATGAAAATGATTCATCTAAAGTAAATCTTATCAAATATCTCCATTCTCTTATGATTGCTTATAGATTAGGTGCATTAGAAACTCTTCCTACACCTTTGATACTGGAAGCAAATAAGCAGCATAATTTAACTAAGATAACTACTAAATCTGTAAGATTGAATAGAGCTGTTGATGATATCTATACTATTACTGATAGATCAGGATTTAGTTTTGATTGCTATTTATTACCTGATATGCTTAAGAAGTTTACTGTATCGCATGGATATATTAGAAGAAATACTAAACTTAAAGATCTTGGTGATGATTATGAAATGGAGATGTATTTCACAGCTCTATTAAGTAAATACACTAAAACTATTCCTTATACAGGTATAAGTCAGATGTGGTTTGTACTTATACTTATGAAAACCATTTCAGATCTTACTTATTATCCAATGACCAAATTAGCAGAGAATAAAGATATCAGAAATAAAGTATCTAATCTTATAAATACTATGAATTATATTTATAAGAAAGAGTCTGAGCGTAAGAATAATAATGGCGATAAAGAATACGCTAAAGTAGACCTTACTAAAGTATCATCTAATAAATTCTCTTCTCCTGCTATTGGTGAAGATATTAAAGAAGATGGTACTGTAAAGATTATAGAAGAGGAAGTATAATTTTTTATTTGGGGGTAATGTAAAATGAGTAAAATCTTTGTATTTGGTACTGATGAGCCTACACTTACTATACACGTTCATACAGACTGTGATAACGCTTGTAGCTTTTGTGTAAATAAAAGAATGTATCAAAATAGTGAAGTTAAGATTACAAACAATTACAATAGATTGAGTAAAATTAAGACTACTTTAAAAGACTTATTAGAAAAATTTCCAGAAATGTGTCGTAATATAGTAATCTCTGGAGGAGAACCTTTAGTAGATTATTATAATCTAAAAGAAGAGATTTTCCCTATTTTAGTTGAGTATAAAAATAAAAGAGTGATTGAAAAAGTTTATTTAAATACATATCTTCCGAATATTGATACTTTCATAGATATGTGTATCAATTATGCTTCTGGTCCTAATAGTCTTATAGATGGAATTTCTGTATCTAGACCTAATCTTTCTGTAAAAGAATTTAAAAATTATCCATATGGTGATGGAGATAAAGATATACTCTTTAGGATAATGAGTGAATTTAAAGCTAATTTCGCTTATGACCATGATATACCATCTATAAGAATAAATTCTATAATGGAGCATAATAATCCCAATTTGAAGAATATAGTTACTATGTATAAAAATGCTGGTTTTAAGGTAAGTCTAAGAGAGGATTTCTCTAAAGAGAATAATACTACTATTCATAAACTTACTGAAGATCAAAAAGTACGTTATGCAGCCTTAGATCCTAATTTTGTTGGTGGATGTAACTCTTGTGCTACTTTCAATACTAATATTCCTAATGTAACTATTCATAAAGGATTAGAACATACTTCGCATCAACTTGATATAGGTCAAAATACTTTAATCGAAGTAGTAGACTTTATAATAGATCCTATAGGGAATGTATATTACGATTGGATTTCTACAGAATCTGATAGAAAGTTATATAAGTTCGATTATAAAACTGAAGGAATAGATCACATTCATTCTAGAAATGGTAGTGTTATATCTATTTTCGATACTACTGGTTGTAGAGTTGAAGTTAATGATGAAGACGAAGATGAAAATAAAAAAGAGATTGTAGATCGAATGATTCATAATATCAAATACTCTTCAGATCCATCTTCTTGTGAATGTGAAGCTTGTAAGAAAACTCAAGAAAAATGGGATGAGACGGTAAAAGCAATTAAAGAGTCTAGAGAACATGGTTATTTGAGTTTGTTTAATAATCATGGATATGATGGGCCTATTGCATCTTGTGGTCCTACTAACTTTTGTTAATTAAAGGAGATAGTATAAAATGCGTTATGTAAAGAAACCTATTATTGTAGAAGCTTTCCAGTTAAAAGTAGATTGTCTTACTGAAGATGCTCAGCCTAATCTTCCTGATTGGGCAATTAAAGCACTTAAAGATGGAGTACTTATGGGAGATCCTGATCATAAATCTACTTGGATTAAAACCCTTGAAGGATTAATGCATGCTTCTAAATATGATTATATTATTCAGGGTATTAAAGGTGAACTTTATGCTTGTAAA